AGACTCTCATTTCCCTTCCCCCTTCTTGAACTTGCCATCCGTACCTCTGTTGTCGTTCTTCTGTGCTTTGCGCAGCTCCTCAACCAGCAGAGCCTGCTCTCTTCTTAGTGTATCCACTTCGAGCTTTGCCCTGCGTAATGCGGCCCATGGGTTCAGCAGTTCGTTCAGGTTCATACTTGTCTCCTCTGTGTTTAACTCGGTTCCAGCCGATGATGTAGTTACGACTCTTGCCTGCGAGTAGCGTCTTGTCCTCCCGGTCTGGGGTGTCACTGGGGCGTTTCACTCGTCGCCCCCATGACCTTGAGCTTCCAGTCAATCCACTCATCAAGCAGGCTATGCAATTCTTCGCGCCTTGCTTGAGCAATTGTACGTCCCCCCTGCAGTTTCATCGGATTAGTCAGGGAGTCCGCAAAACGCTCTTTTGCTTCTATCCGAAATTCGTCTCCAACCCGCGTCAGCTGCCAAGCTACGCCTTTTAAATCGATTCCGGATACGTAATTATCTATCAGGTTTTTGCTCATTTAGTTTTCCTCCGCTTGTTGTTTAATCCAACTTGTCTGCCGCGCCAAAGTGTCAGCCCGACTCTCTCCACAGTCTGTTAACAAAGCTATATAGGTCAAGCGGGGTTATCACCAAAATCATCCGCCCCTCCGAGTCCTCATACATGGTTTCGTACATGGCACGCTTCTCCAGTGCATCCAGAAACTTGGCGCAGTCCATAAACGCATAGTCCTCACTCATCACTCATCGCTCCCATCACCGCCTCAAGTATCGCGCTGTCGCTGTTCGTCCACTCGTACTTCTCTTCGATCAACAGCAGCACAGTGTGCAGCGACTTGTACAAGTCCTTCTTACCTGCCTTGTCTTCGTGGCGCGTTATGTACTTGATCGCCGTGTGTTGGCACGCGTCCAGCTCGTTCGCCATGCTGTACTGCATGGGCTGAATCTTCATCTTCTTGTAGTGCGATCCACCTACTTGCTTGTCGTATGCTTTGGTAGGCTTATGTATTTCCACGGTGTGGCTTATTGGTCGCCAATTAAAATAGTCTTCGTGGTACACGCTGGTGTCTTCAAACTGCACCCCAAAGGCGTCTCCGAAATGCCCGTCCAGCCACGTTGCCATCTCCATCCTGCCGGTTTCCGGGTGCCTCGTCATTTGACTGAAGTTACTCATCATCTTGCTCCTTGCCAAACTTATCCCGCAGCTCGTTAGCTAGCACCGTGTTACCCTGCCTAGCGTATTCTTCTGCCGCTCCCTGTATGGCAACTATGCGCATCGTGCCAATGTCGGCAGGGGCGTAGAGGGGCGTCCAGTTCGTGCCGAAATATGCAGCGTCCAGAGTTGCAACGACCTCTCCAGAACTGGTGCTGATTGCAGCAATACTTTGCTGGGCGCACAGCACCTTGCCAGCGAGCAGTGCGCGCACAGCCTTGTCGGGTATTACCCACGATTTACCATCAGCGCCCAGTTCTGAGTTATCTTCCACCCACTTCTCAAGTTCAGCCTGCATTGTCGTTGCCCTCCATCGTCTTGCCGATTGCCACTGCCAGTGCGAACACTGCGGCGCGCACAAACTCATTTGTTCCGTAATCCCGCACTCCTGCTACGTGAGAGCGTTCCGATACAACGCGCTTCGGCAGCTCATCGTGCTTGCCCTCATGCTCGGCCATCCACCGGAAGCAAGCATTTTCCAGCCTGCGGGAGTCGCCGTCATCACCCAACGGATTCCAGTAGTGCCCGTAACTCGGCATCCACAGCCCGCCGCACTTGTGAAGCTCAGTTCGCGGCATTGAGTCAGCCACGAGCAGCGCCGCATATTCGATGTCAGTTTTCATCGCTTTGCCCTCTCCGTGCAAGCGAACTTTCTGCCCTTGTATGTAGTCGATTGCTGCGCGTTCGGCTTTGGCGTCATATATTTGCTCGCTCATTGCTTTGCCCTCTCCAGTAGCTCGATCAGCTCATTGTCCATCGCTATCACTGCTGGTAGCAGCAGCACTGCTGCGGGTAATCCTTCGTGAGCGAGGGCGCGCAACAGGCACACAGGCTTATCCATAAGCGCTCCTGCTTTATCCCATGCAACGAGTGCTGCACACGCGCCCCGAGCTGCGTCCCGAGCTGCGTCCCGAGCTGCGTCCCCCGCTGTGACCATAGCTGCGGTCAGAACTGCGCCCCAAGCTGCGCCCCGAGCTGCGTCAAACGTTGCGTCAAAAGCTGCGTACCAAGCTGCGTCCCGAGCTGCGCCCCGAGCCGCGTACCACTTGTCTGGGTTAGCCTCGGCGTGTGCAAGCACTCGGTCTATGTGTGCTGCGTTGAGTAAGTTACTCCACTCGCTCATGCGCGCACCTCCTGTTTCTCCGTCATGGAGCAGTCGTATTTGTCGAGGGCCAACCGCACTTCGTTGCATTCGTGCGTGTGAAAGCCCAATCGCTGGTCTGTTGTGTTAGCTAGGCACAAGCAATCATTTCCGCGCTTAATGAACTGCAGTACATCCGCAAGCTCCCCCGCCAGCGCCTTGTACCTGTCGCTCTGTTGCGCTTCAACCAAGTTGGCAAACCTGTACAGGACTGCGATATAAATATCATCCGCGAACGAATTACCACCATCAACCTGTATGCCCGCCTCTTTCGCAAGGCGTATAACGTCTTCTCTGTTCATACACTTACCCTCGGCTTGTAGCGGATTCGATCCAGATCAACCGATCTAATGTATGCGTTAAAACGCCCTAGGACTTCACCTCGCGTGGCTCCAAACCACGTGAGCTTGACCAGCCCGTCATCGGACTGGAGCATCCAGAAATGTTCACTTATCTTTTTCAGTACCACGGTGCGTTCTCCTGTATTTGATATTTCAGTTTCTACCGTTGTCATTGAACTGTTCCACTACCTTGAGAGCAGTATCGTGAGAATAGGCCATGGCCAATTCTATCGAGTTGTTACCGCTCAGGGGCTTGATGTCACTACGCCCGAGAAACGCGTGCAGTGTGATGAAGTACGTCGCGGTGTAGAGATCGTTAGTATCTATCGTCATGTTCTCTCCAATTGGGCGAGGATATCGTCTTCAAGCAGAAGCAGTGTGCTTTCGCACAAGCTGCTTAAGACGTTATGTTTCCTTCCCGTTCTTTCTGTTTGTATGAGTACTCTTTGTATATCGACCTGAGTCGGGAAATCAAGGGTTTTTTCAAGAACCCTGTATTCCACAACTACAGGTACTCTGATCTCAAGCTCTGTCTTTTTTGACTTCTCCACTCTGCTCCCTCCGTGCTTTGATTTCCTCTTGTTGTAACTTCCATACCGTTTTTTGGAACTCCGCTTCAATCACAATGCGAACTGCTTCTCCCATGCTCACGCCATGATGCAAAGCAAGCTCACGCACCATCGCGTAAACGTGCGCGCGCAGCATGATCGGTACCCATGGTTCTTTGCGACGCGAAGGACTGGTTGGCTTACGCCATTCCGGGGACGGGTCTTTTTTTGGTTTGTGTTTTTTGCCGTAAGGCATTTGTGGTCTCCTGTATGCTTTCTGTGAGCGAATCCTACTATACAAAAAAACGGGGCGTCAACCCCGTTTCTTCAATTATTTCGCAGTTCCCCAACTACTGCCTGTTTCCACATCTACAACCGAGGGGACTGATAGCTCCACAGTCGTGGCCATGATCCGCCCCGCCTCCTCTGCCTCTTCCCGGGTCTTCACACTGACCACGATCTCATCATGCAGCTGCAGCAGCACTCGGAAGCCTGCCTTGTCCAGTGCCACCATGGCGGCCTTGGTCTGGTCGGCAGCAGAGCCTTGGATCAAGCGATTTAGTCCTTTGTACGTCATCGCCCGCTTGACCCGTGGGCCGTATTCAATGATCGCCTGTTCGTACGGCAGCGCCTTGTTGACGCCCCATGCCACAGGCTCGAAGAGCGGGAAGCGGCACTTGCGGCCGAGCAGTGTACGGATCGCGCCGCCTGATGCGGGGCTCTCGATGCGGCGCATGACGGCGTCGATGGTGCTACGCAGGAACGGTACCTTCTGATGGAAGAGTGTGATCAGCGTGCTGGCTTCGTCTACGCTCATGTCGAGAGACGTTGCTAGTTTTTGTTTGCCCATTCCATAAGTAATTCCTAGCCCGATTGTCTTGGCTTGCTTCCGCTTGATGCCTGCCATGTCAGCAACCATCTGATGAAAGTCAGTGCGTGGGTCTTTGAGGTACGCGGCTTGCATGACATCGCTGCCCGGCAGCCCCAAGAGTGACGCGTAGTGAATCAAGAGCCGTGGTTCTTGCGACGAGAAGTCACAAGACGCCCACAGTTCGCCTTCCTCCGGTAAAAATAGGCTGCGAACGAGCGGTCCAATAACCTCGTGCCTTGCAGGCACTTGTTGCAGATTCGGTTGAGCCATACTCAGGCGTCCTGTAACAGTGCCTCCGTCATCGGAACGCAGCTGGTTTACATGCGGGTGAATGCGGCCGTCGTAGGCAGACATCTCGATATAAGGACGCAGGAACGTGCCGTAGGTCTTGTTAAGCTCGCGTGCCTCTATGATAGCTTTCGCCAGTGGGTGATCGAGGCCGTCCAAGAACGTCTTGGTGAAACTGGGCAGGCCTGTCTCTGAGCGCGGGTACGCCATCTTCAGGTTATCAAACGCTTTGGCAATCGACGCAGCGGCCCACACGTCTACAGGCACCCCTGCCATGCCCCGGATATCCGTGAGCAGTTGCTTTTCCCGCGCGGTCATCTCTGCGGTCAGCGATATTGCGCGTTCCCTGTCAAAACGGATTCCGTTGAACGTCAGCCTGACGAGCACGGGCAGTACATTGGTCTCAAGCTCGAAGACGGATTCGACATCCTCGCGCTTCAACAGCGGCTTAAAGCACTGCCAGAGCTTCAGTGTCAGCTCTG